TGGAAGTATTATATAACGAAGCTGTTAAAATGGGTGCGAACGGGATTGTTAACCTCCAATTTTACCTATGGGATATTAATAATCGGGATGTATTTATAGCTAAAGGCGAAGCAGTGAAAATTCAATAAGATTTGTTTTAATAAAAATCATTTAATTCATTTGCTCCTGTACTACAATTTATCAACTCAGGGGCAAAATCACTGAGTTTTTTTAAACAAAATAAAGGCACGGCCTGCTATGGTGGCCTAAAGCGAAAGCTTCGGCTGGTTTATCGCCCTGCGGTAAATTGTAGTACACACCTAAAGCAGGCAGTGTTCTTTTTAACCATTTAAAAGGCTATGGAGGCGGAAAATGAATTGTTGAGCTACACTGAAGCCGGGCAGTACGAAGCCGCTTTGAACGAGTTTTGGGAGGCTTGGCTCACGCATGAAAACACTGATTGCCTTAATGCCGGCATACAATCTGAAATGCTTATGATGTATAAGCACCTTCGCAGATTCCTGAACAGGATCAGCTGATTCCTGTTGTTTCGGAAAAGGCGGTCTGGTAAGTGATACGATATACTTTCAGGCCGTCTTTTCTTCTTTCGGGTTGCGCATTAATGCGTGAGAATGAGCTAAGGGCGCTATTGCTCCATCCCTGCAGCGCTTCATGCACAGCTTCAATAACATCTAGGAAGCCAAGTGATGTCTCCCTGACCGGCGATGCCGAATTGGTTGCCCCGGTAAAATCGAAAGCGAGGCGCAGAATTACGTTTGCCGTTACAATCTGTATGTGTTCCCCTGTATCGTCGCACTGCGGATAAGTAAGATCAACCAGGCAGGCCGGGAATGCCACCGGCGGGCGCTGGGTGAGTATGTCGAGCTGGCCGGTATCGATGTCGATCCATTTGATCGCCGGTACCTGGCTTTTCAGCCGGTTGCTGATCAGGATAATAACTTCTTTGTTCATGACTTTAATGTAATATGTTTCCTAAAAAGGTTTCAATTCTTTCCACCATTCTTGCGGCTAGTTCTTTGCTTTCGCCCATGAACTGCCGTTGCGGCAGGTTCATTTGCTTATTGTGTTGGTCCACATTTACCGGGCCATGTTTGGTTCGCCTGGTATGTGCCGGTACCGTAACCTGCCCTTTAAAGCCTTCGTTGTGTGCCTTGGCATAGGTTACTTCTTCGTTACCTGCAGAAATAACCACTTTGTCGGGACTGATCAGGCTGGGCTGGATACTGTTTACCAGGGCGCCGCTCTCTACCAGCAGACTGCCTGTTTTTTTTTCATTTTTCGCTTCCGGCCATAAGTTACCGTCGAACCCTTTTTTATTAAAAGTATCTTTATAATACTCTGTAGCTTCCTCAGCTACAATTTGGGGCAGTGCTTCGCCGGCCTCTTCGGCGACCTTCAAAAAATAGTCGGCTAATTCATTCCAGGTCATTTAAGAAGTTTTAAGTTTCGAATTCCAAGTTCAGTAAACCAACAAATTTCTTACCTTTGTATTACCAGCCGGGTTGGCGGCCTAAGCCTGTTTAGCGCCCGCGGTGGCTCGAGCAGTCGGTCCCGATTTTTCGAGACGTCACCCGGATATCCGCAAAAAACCTTTCTTGTTATGGGGAAGGTTTTTTTATGAGCAGGCCGCTGCGGTATAAATTCATTGTTGCTGATCTCTCTGCTACCGGAAACCAGGTTACCACGTCATAAACAGTTCCTCCGCTAATGTTTGCAATAACGGCAATGGTTTTATCACTGTAATATTTCAGAAAAACGTACTGGCTAAACTTATTCACCGGTTTCCCTTTCCGGGCCTGTTTCCATTTTGCCGTTACATCTTTTGTTATTTTATATACATCCTGCCGGGCATTTACCCATACTTCGTCGGGCAGTTTCAGCGTTTCGGCAGCGGCTTTCACAAATTGCAGTCGTTCAGCTATTTTGTTTTTGTGAGCGGCTTCCCAGGCTGTTACGTCGAATCCAATTTTCCGGTCGTTAAAATCGGTAAGGAATGTGCGGCCATTTTCGCGAGCCAGCCCTGCGGCAAACTCCGCGGTTGTGCCCTGGTAAACCGGGGCATTGCTTCCGGCAGCCTTGCGGTACTGTTCGAAGCTTTTCAGTCCGTATTCCCTGTAATTAACATTTTTCAGCCATTTGGACGCATTATCCGGAAACTTTGCAATATACTGCTGGTCGGCAGTGAAGATCTCTGGCAAAGCCGCACGGTTCACCCCAAACCCGGAAGCTGCAGAACGTTTCCATTCGTCGGTTTGCAGGAAAGCATCAACCCGGACACGGCTTTCGGCAATTTCAGAATCGGTTACCTCATGACGCATACGGGGCACAATGTAGCACCGGCATTTCCATCCGTTTGGAGGCCATATTTTATTCCAGCGGACATCATCGGCAGGCAGTACAATGCCGTCAATTTCGCGGTGCTCCTGCCGCACTTTGTCGTCGCCAACTGTTTTGTACATCCAGATATTGAACAACTCTTTTTTGCTGTTAAGCCGGTTATATGTTTCTGCGCTTTCACTTATCAGGGTTGCGGTCTGGTATTCGGTACGCTGCCAAGTTTTATTGAATACGTCGAGTTCGGCGCTGGCCATTCGGTGAAATTCCTCAAAACTTTTTGCTTCCCGGTACAGTTCGTTCAGCCGCTGGCTTTCGGCCAGGGTTTTTGCTGCGCTGAACTGGAATATGTTCAGCTCCTGTGCGGTTCGAAAAGCGTCGGACTGGTATCCGTAAGTGAAGCCGAGATCGGCCATCCGGACTGCCTTTTTGCTAAGCGCTGAAATAAGATCGTTGCTTATCCATTCGAACAGCTCGGGCATGAAGCCACCCTGGTTGATGGCGTGTTTAATAATGCGGTCGTGAAGTTGCTGATCATTCAGGTTGATGGGGAGAAATCCAGTTGCCCCGCCCTGCGGGGCTAATGCGAAAAAAGAGCGGACCCTTTCCAAGAATGTATGGTCGGCGTTTTCAATCTCTTCACCGTCACCCCCTGAGTCCATTCGTCCGCCTCCGGCGTACACCTTCCCTTGATAAGGGGAGGAAAGCCCACCCATACGCCTGGCGATTGGTTCACCGTTCTGCGGAACCGGGATACTGTATTTGTCATGCAAAAAGCTTTGCGGAATTTCCATAATATCAGAGAGCATCAACACATCATTGACTGAGAGTTCGGTAGCTGATTCCGGGAAAACGAAGCTACCGCCTGAAACAGGGAAGCCCCGTTTTTCCATAAGAGGCAAAACAATGTAATTAAGCACCCGTTGCACGTACCGCATGTCGGCTTTGTTTTTTCCTTCCTCCACCTCTTTGTGAACTTCGCCCAAGCTGCGGGCGCCGGTTTCGTTTTGAACTGTGGTCAGAGTTTGACCGAGAACGGTAATCAGCATCTCCTCGTTACATGCCCGGCGAAAATCGTTGTAGGATGTACCTGAACTTCCACTGCCGGTGTTGTTGGTAGTTTCCACCTCGCTTTCCTTCGGTATTACCACGTAAGGAGCAGAACCGGCCTGTTCGAGCGCCTGTTCAAGAAGCTTTCGGCTCTCCGAATCGTAGCTGCTATACTTCCCTACCCTTTGGGGCATGCCGAATATTTCAAGCCATTGTGCATAATCTCCGAATCCTCCCCGTTTCCAGATGGCAAACGGCGCAGTTTTCAGCATTACGCCATATTGCCGTGGTTTGCCTAATATAAGGAGGTGGTCGTCGCCCTCGTAAGGTATACCCTGTGCATCGAAGGCATTGCGCAGGATGCTCCGGCTTTCGAGGCCGATGTGCTGCGCAGGTATCGGCTCAAACCGGAACCCGTCGGTAAAATTGAACTCCCCGCCGCTGCGCCCCCAGAACACCCGGTTCATTATTGTTTTTAGCAGTTCTTCGAAGTCGGTACTGTCGATAATATCGAACATCTCTACAATCTCTTTGCCGTTCGCGTCCTGGAATGTAATGGCTGAATTGGTAACCGCCATAATACGTTTATCAATTGCATCAGATAGCACCCCGTCAATAAGCAGGTCTTCGTACAGGTCGTAAAGTTGTTTCATCCGGCCCATATCGGCCGCACGCAGGGCGGTGCGCCATTCGCCCACGTCGATGCTTTTGCGGGTAGGCGCTTTGATTATGAGCTCCTGGATTATTGTTTGTTGTTTTTTTGCCATATTGCTGAATTTAGAAATGCTGTGTTTTTTTCGGGTTGCTGCCGAACTTAATTAAAGCGGCCGTTTCGTCGGGTTTTTCGGGCAGGTCGGCGGCCACGTCGCCCTTTTGCACGGCTTTCAGCCAGCTTATTGCCCGGTCGTAGCGGTCCTGCCGCAATTCCAGTTCCATCCCGGCATTGCACAAAAC